GAATGGCTGGATGAGGCCGCAACCACACTGGCCACGTTGCACGTGAAAGACCTTCGTCCCGCCGGCGTGAAGATCAATTGGCCGGACATCGTCGCTGATCGTTCGGATCTCGACTGGTTTCGGGCAAGCGATGACGTTCTGCCCTCGCCTACAGCCGACGCCGTGGCGCGCATGGATATCGTTCTCGGCTGGCCGGGGCTTCTCGCAGACATGGGCCAGCGAACCGTCGTCAACAAGCGCCTGATCGTGAACCCCTATTCCGGAAAGTTCCGCTGGGAATGGCGCGCTTTGGCGCGTCATCTCGGGATTGACCATAAGACCGCGCAGGCGTGGCACAGACGCGCCTGCGAGGTCATCGGAAAAAAAATCGACCAAACGTAATTTTCCTCTCCCCAAATTCCCCAGATTGCAGTATCTGCAAAGTCATGATGTGGGGTCGTGCAGCCTTTGGGGCGCACGGCCCTTTTTCGTTGGGCGCGCCGAACGCGGGAGGGTGTCATGTGATCTCGCCCCGCGCCCCCGACTCATGCGCCTCTCGCATGCACCCCGCCCCATCCATGCAATTTTCTTGGGTCCCTCCTGGAGGGTTCCCCTGCCGGGGGAAGTTCGAACCCCGGTAGGTCGGACTTTTTGAGAAAATAAAAGAAGGGTTTCTGTTGTTGTTGTTGTCGTCTGACCAAAGCGCGTCGTCTGGGCCGCCGATGGCGACGCCGATGCTCAACAAGCGCCAGATGGGCAACCGTCTGGGCGTCTCCAGCCCGACCATGACCGCGTGGCTGGAGCGCTGGCCGGACTTTCCGGTTGTTGAGCGCGGCACAAACGGCGCGAGCTACAGCTTTGATCCGGAAGCGGTGTTCAAATTTCTGGCGGAGCGGCGCGAGGAAGAGGCGCTCTCGCGGTCTGGTCGCGATGAAGCGCTTATGGCGCTGCAGCTTACGTTCGCCGAAATCTTGCCAGACCCGCCACAGGCTCCGGGCGCGGGGCGCAAGCTCAGCACTAAAGAAGAAATCGACCTCTGGAAGCTGCGCGACCTGAAACAGAAGGCGGCTAAAGAGAGCCGTGCTCTGGTTATCGTCGCCGAGGTCGAGCGCCTGTTCGAGAACGCGCTGGTCAAACTCAGCCGGGACGCGGGGACCTTCATTCGTCGCCTTGGGCAGCAGGAGCGTTGGCCGGACGCCCAGATACGGTCCGTCGAGGCGCGCTTCGCAGAAATGCAGCGTAAGTCAGTCAGCGACGCGCTCGCCACTCTTGAAAGTGAGCCAGACGATCATGAGCGCCAGCTCGACCTCACTTGATGACCTGATGCCTGGCGACGTGCTGTTCGCCGATCCTCGCACAATCGTCCGCAAGGCGCTGCAGGCCTATCTGCCCGCCGAGAAGATATCAGTCGCCGAATGGGCGGCGCAGAGCCGCTATCTGGACAATCGCGGCGGTGGCTATGTCGGACGCTGGTCGCACGACGAAGCGCCCTATCTCGTCGGGCCGATGGAGGCGCTCACAAGCTGGTCGCACCTGACTACGGCGGTAGTGGGGCCTGCCCGATCAGGGAAAACCGCGTGTGGCCAGAACTGGATCGGGCAGACAGTCGAAAATGATCCGGCTGACATGCTGGTCTACGCGCAGACGGAAGATGTTCTCGAAAGCTATGTAAAGCGCGAGATCGAGCCCATGATCGCCAGCCATCCGGTGATGGCGGAACGGCTTGGCGCGGCGCCGAAGCTCCGCTCCATGAAGTTCAAACAGTTTCGGGGGATGTGTGTAGAGTTTCTCTCGGCCACGAAGAACAACCTGATCAACAAGGGCGCTCCGCGCGTCATCATGACGGAGCTCGACGCCGTCTCCCCCGAACTGGGCGACGCTTACAATCTCGCCTCTTTCCGTCGTCAGACATTCGGCAGGGAGAGCATGGTTTTCGCCGAGAGCCACCCTGACCGCGCGCGAGGCCTCGATCCGTCCCTATGGACCGACGGCATCATGAAGCTCTACGCGGATAGCGACCGACGCACCTGGTGGTGGCCCTGCCCGCACTGCAACGCGTTTTCCAGTCCGACGCCAGGCGCCACGCGCGAAATGGTGCTCCACTGGCCTGAAGATGCGCCCCTAGACGAAATCAAGGAGGAAGCGCGGCTCGTCTGCCCCTGCTGCGGCTCTCTGATCGAGGACAAATGGCGGCGCGCCATGAACCTCGACGGCGTGTGGGTCGGGTCTGGCCAGGAGATATCGGAAGATGGGGAGGTTTCTGGCGAACTGATCAAGAGCGACATAGCCGGGTTCTGGATCACCGGACTTATGTCGCCATTCGTAATTGACGGCATCGGCGCACTCGCGCGGGAAATGGCGAAAGCAAAGCGGGCTTTCGAGATCACTGGCGACGAAAAGGACCTGAAGGAAGTCACGGTCAAGCGCTTCGGCATTCCCTATGGGGGGCAGCGCAAGGCAGGCTCTCTCGACGCCGCGACCCTCGCTGACCGCGCCGAGCCAGCGCTCAAGCTTGGCCGCGTGCCTGTCGGCGTGCGTTTCCTGACTGCCGGCATCGACATTCAGTCCAACCGTTTCGAAACACTCGTGCGTGGATGGGGGCGCGGTAGCGAGAGTTGGGTCATAGACCGGTGGGAGGTTCCAGCCGATCCTGCCACAAGCCCGGATGCCTGGGACGCGTTGCTGCGGGACCTGCGCCAGCGCAAATACGAGCTCGACGACGGTTCTGGTCGCGGTATGAGCATCCGCGCCATCGGTTACGATAGCGGCGGTCAGGAAGGCGTGACTATTCAGGCCTACAACGCCTGGCGCCGCGCCCGAAAGTCGGGTCTCGCCAGAATGGCGGGCCGGATTGACGGGCGGGAAGCGTGGACGCTGTTGCCGCTCAAGGGCGCGTCCAGTCTCAACGCGCCTCCCCTTTCCGTCTCGCACCCCGACAGCCAGCGGCGGGATAGAAAGGCGTCGGCGCGTGGTGAAATCCCGGTCGGGCTTTTCAATCCCAACCGCGCGAAGGACGATCTGAACGTCGCCTTGCAGAAGGCTGAACCGGGGCCGCTTGCGATTCACTTTCCGGGTGCGCTGCGGGAGGGTGAAGCGCCCTACCCGTTCTTCGAGCAGCTCGTCGCCGAGGAAAGAGGGCCTGGCGGCCGTTGGGTCAAGAAACGAGGCGTCTCTCGCAATGAGGCTCTCGACCTCATGGTCATGACTTCAGTGATGGCGTTCCTTTTCGGGGCGCATCGCATCAACTGGGACAGGCCGCCCGCATGGGCGGCCGAATGGGATGAAAACAGCCTGGTTTCTGTGATTGAGGACGCCACGGCCGGCACGCATCCGACCGGCGTGGCCAGTCCTCACGTCGGCAATACAACCGCGCCATCCCGAACGCCTCAAAACAGGCGGCGCACGCGCTGGGCTGTGTGAAGGGGTGCTCAGACTGCGGGGGGCTTTAGGAGGAATCCGATGGTTGTATCGTTAGACATCAAATTTGACGCCAGACAGGTCATGAAGGACCTGCGTGCGCTTTCTGAAAAGGAAGTTCCGAACGCAACTGCAGCGGCGCTAAACCGCCTCGCGAAAGGCGCATCATTACAAGTTCGCGATCGGATGGAAGAAGTATTCGACCGCCCAACACCGTTTACTTTGAAAGGATTTTACGCGAAGCCCGCGCGCGCAAATGATCTCGAGGCGTGGGTGGCGACACGAGATTACGCCCCCAAGGGCAGTCCTGCGATCCGATACCTTGGACCACAGATTCGCGGCGGCCGCCGCGACATGAAGGGAATAGAGCGTGCTCTCTCCCCTCTTTCGGGAGGGCAGTTCATTCTGCCGGGCAAAGATGCCCCACTCGATCAATACGGTAACATTTCTCGCGGCGTGCTCGTGCAGATCATGAGCCGCCTCAGCGTCATGCGCGATTCGACCGCCAACATATCCAGCAAAACAGCAGCTCGTCTGGCGAAGGCCGGGAAAAACGTCAAAGGTCAAAAAAGTGAATACTTTATCGGGCGCGAGCGGGGAAATGGCAGACCCACCGGCGTCTACAAGCTCGTCGGACCCGGGAAGGTCGCTCAAATTCTGAAGTTTGTGGCCAAGCCTCCAACCTACAAAGCGGTCCTCCCCGTCGAGCAGATTGTTCAGGACACCATCGCGCGTCGCGCTGGACGCATCGCGCAGGAAGAAATCATCAAGGCGTTTCAGAAACGAGGGCTGCGCTAGAGCGTCGCTGTCTCTGCTGAACGCATAGAGGCGGCCATGCGTAAATCGATTTTCCCGGTTCCATGCGGAACCTGGGCGGGCATGACGGAAGCGCAGGTCATCGCCGCCAGAAATGGCGCGCAGCTTGCTCTTCAGCAGTTGCTCTCAGGAAAGCGCCCGGCATCGGTCAGTTACGCGCAGGGAGACGGAAGCCGAAGCGTATCCTTCAGCAATTCGGATCAATCGCAGCTGCGCATGAACATTCGCGAGTTTAACATTTTACTGGGCGTTCAATCGCGCCGCAGACCCATGAGGCCGTATTTCCGATGAAAGCGCCCCGGTTGATCGCGAAAATGTGGAATGCGATCGCAGACGCAGGCAATTCCCCTTCCCTGCCTCCGACCGCGCTTCCCGGTTTCATGGGGGGAATGGGTGGCCCGTTTGCCTATGACGCCGCCAATATTTTCAGTCAGGAAGGATCAGACTGGAATCCGCTGCTACGGTCGCCGGATAATGAAATCAATATGCACCGCGACCGCATGGTCGCACGTGCGCGAGATCTCTATCACAATGATGGCTGGGCGCGTGGCGCCATCACGCGGATTTCCGACAATGTTGTCGGCGCGCAGTGGAGACTTGTCGCGAAGCCGGACTATCGAGCGCTGAACCAGCGCTACGGCAAGGGGTTCGATTCCGTTTGGGCCGACGAGTTTCGGCGGGTTGTGGAAGCCGAATGGCGCACATGGTCAGACGATCCTCTGTTCCTATGCGATCAGGAACAGGCGATGAGCGTGCAGCAGATGCTGCGTCTGGCCTTTATGCACCGCATAAAGGACGGAGAATCTCTGATCCGCCTGTTTTTCGATGAAGACCGGATCGCAATGGGCGCGCTTTACGCGATGACCATGCAGGTCGTGCATCCGGACCGGCTCTCGAACCCCTACCAGCAACAGGACACGCATTTTCTGCGTGGCGGGGTCGAACTGAACGATGATGGGGCTCACATCGCCTATCATCTCCGCCGGGCTCACCAGTTCGATTATTTCGACGCCGTTGAAAGCGTCGAATGGGAGCGTATCCCCCGTTACACGCCCTGGGGCAGGCCTGTCCTGATCCACTCCTACGATCGCGACGACGCGGGGCAGCACCGGGGACTGTCGGTCTTTGCCCCCATCATGAACCGGTTCCGCATGCTGTCGCGATATGACCAGGCCGAGTTGCAGCAGGCCCTGATCCAGACATGTTTCGCGACGTTCTTCGAAAGTCCCTATGACGCGGAAGACGCGATGACAGACGGAGAAGGTGGCGAAGGATCGCAGTATCAGGAAAATCGCAGGGATTTTCACGAGCAGAACCCCATGGCGATAAACGGGGTTCGTATCCCTTCCCTCTTTCCCGGTGAGAAGGTGTCGACCGTATCCGCCAGCCGCCCATACAGCGGATTTGCAGAGTTCCACCGGGCGTTCCTGCGCAATTTCAGCGCAGCGTCCGGAACATCGGCTGAGCAGATCAGCATGGATTACAGCCAGACGAACTACTCTTCGTCTCGCTCATCGTTTCTGGAGGCGTCGAAAACCATGTATCGGCGTCGTGAAGATTTCGGTCGCGATACTGCGCGGCCAATTTATGTCGCGCATCTGGAAGAGCAGTTTGACCGCAAGCTTCTTCCCCTGCCCCGCAACGCACCGGACTTCCTTGAAGCGAGGGCGGCCTATTCGCGGTGTTGGTGGATCGGCCCCGGTCGCGGATGGGTCGATCCGGTCGCCGAGCGGCAGGGCGCCATTATGGGGCTGGATGCAGGCCTGAACACGCTCGAACGCGAGTGCGCCGAGCAGGGGCTGGATTATGAAGAGGTTCTCGATCAGCGCAGCACCGAACGCCGAATGATGGAGGAACGCGGCATCCCGTTCCCTGAGTGGGCGGTAGGCGCTCCTGTACCAAGAGCGATGAAGGCGCCGGACGCCCAATGAGCCGCCTGCCCTTTCTCGCGCAACGGGTCTTCAACGTCCCGGTCGCCATTCACCCACAAAAGGCCGAAATCATTGTCGCCGCCCTGTGGGAGCGTCTTGGCGTCGCTCATATGGTCAGCGGCGGCCGGCGTGTTCAGGCGGCGGACATTTTGGAAGATGCTGACGGATTTGGCGACGCAGCCCCTGACAAAGGCTACGAAGCTGTCAACGGCGTCGCAGTCATCCCTGTGTCAGGCACTTTGGTGCAGAAACTGGGATCGATCCGCCCTTACTCCGGAATGACCGGTTATGACGGCATCCGCCACAACCTGCTCACGGCGCTCGATGACGACGCGGTCAGGTCGATCGTTCTGGATATCGACAGTCCAGGCGGCGAAGTCGCCGGCTGCTTTGACCTCACAGATTTCATCTATGACGTGCGCAAGCAAAAGCCGATACGCGCGATGCTCGATGAAAATGCCTTCAGCGCTGCTTATGCCATCGCTTCGGCCTGTGAGACGATCACTGTTCCCCGAACGGGCGGCACCGGGTCTGTCGGTGTGATTTGCATGCACGCCGACTGGACCCGGGCGATGGACAAGGAAGGCGTCACGGTCACGCTCATCCGTTACGGCGCGCTCAAGGCGGAAGGGTCGCCTTATGAAACCCTCAGCCCGGACGCCCTGGGGCGTATTCAGGCGGATATCGACAGCATGGGCGAGCTGTTCGTCGAGACTGTCGCCCGCAACCGAGGCCTGCGCGCCAGCGCGGTTCGCGGCTTCCAGGCGAGAACCTTTCTTGGCGCTGAAGGCGTCAGGGCAGGCCTCGCCGACGCGGTGATGTCGCCAGCACAATCCTTCGCGGATTTCTCGCGCGGGCAATAACCGAACTTTTATCAGGAACAACCATGGCAACTCGTAATCGGGCGCGGCTGTCGTTCGCGCATCTGCTCGCCTCCACGTCTATGTCGTCAGGCCGCCGCGCCGACGACGATAGCGACAATCGTCAGGACCCGGCAGACGCCGACGACGATGATGAAAATGACGATCCTGCCGGCGACGGCGTTCCGGCCGCTCGTCGGCGCGCTGACGATGATAGCGATCCCGACAACGTCGATGACCCGGATGACGGCGACGGACAGGCGCGCGGCAGCCGGCGTGCGGACGATGACGCGCCGGACGAAGAAGATGACGAAGCCGACGACGCCGATCCGTCCGCCCGCGCCGCAAGGCGTCGCGAGCGAGCACGCTGCGCCGCCATTTTCGGTAGTCGTGCTGCGGCGCATCGTCCGGACATGGCGGCGCACCTCGCGTTCAACACGTCGCTCAGCGCGAACGAAGCGGTGCGCACGTTGCAGGCTTCAGCAAACGGAGCCCGGTCATCCGGTCCAAGCCTGAGCCGACGCATGTCTGCGTTTCCATCCAGTCGAACCGGAATGGACACAGCACCGAAATCTCGCGGGCAGCAGGTTTCGGCGAGTTGGGAAGCGTCGGCCAGGCGTGTCGGCATCCAGTTGAAGAAGTGAGGAGGCCAGAATGGTCAGCCCTGTCCTGAATGAGAATTTTTACTCCGGCGCTTTTATCGTTCGTGAGGCGAACGGATTTCTGTCGCGTGATCAAGGCGAGGTCGTGAACGCGACCGACGAAAACGTCACGTTTCAGGGTGGCCTGGTGGTGGCGTCTGCTACAGCCGCCACTGCGGATCTGATCGTCACCGAGACCAACACCGGCAATGGCACGCTGGGAAGCGTCGCCACGACGTCGAGCACGTCGCCGAGCAATTATTCGGTGCTCATGACGTCAGATACCGCCTTCTCCGTAACCGACGCCAAGGAAAACGTGATCGGGACGGGGGTAGTCGGAACCGCGTTCACGGGCACGAACGGGCTTGGCTTCACCATCACGGCTGGAACTACCGCATTTGTGGAAGGGGATTCCTTCCTCATCACGGTCATCAACACGAACTACGGCCAGTACGTTCCCTTCAACGGAACCAACACGGCGGTAGGCATCCTGTTCAACCTCCTGCGCCTTGGTCCTCAGTCAAGCCATCGGGCCACTGTCATCAAGCGCATGTGCGAGGTCAATGAAGCTGAATTGCAGTGGGATGCTTCGGTGACAGGCGCAACCAACGCCGCGACGCTTCAGCAGGCCGCTCTCACCAGCCTCGCAGCCGCAGGCATCGTCGCCCGCTAAGCTTTCCGCGCTCCCGACGCGCCCCCAAAAACTGACGCGAAGGCCACCCGGATCCGTATGGATTCGGGCTGTCGTCGTATGCCCGATGGGATCACATCATGGTATCACTTGACGTTTTTAATCAGGACGCCTTCACGACGATGGAGCTCACCTCCTATGTCGATAAGGTCCCCTTCCAGCCAACCGGCATCGGCGATCTTGATCTCTTCGAAGATCTGCCTGTCCGCACAACATTCCTCATGGTCGAAGAACGCGACCAGCGTCTTGTTGTCATTCCGACCTCAGACCGTGGCGCTCCCGCGACCGAACGCCAGACAGAAAAGCGCAAGGCGCGCTATTTCGAAATCCCTCGCCTCTCGCACGGCGATACGGTTTACGCCTCGGAACTGCAGAACGTTCGGGCCTTCGGAACCCAGACCGACCTCATGCAGGTCCAGGACGAAGTAAATCGCCGCCTTGCAGGCCCGACGGGCCTCACGGCGAACATGGAATACACCTGGGAACTGCACCGGCTTGGCGCCATTCAGGGCATGCTGCTGGATTCAGACGGGTCGGTTATTCGCAACTGGTTTGACGAATTCGAGATTTCGCAACCTGCGGAGATCGGCTTCGCGCTCGACGCCGCCGACCCTGCCCTCGGTTCCCTGCGCATCCAGTGTAACCAGATCGTGCGCGCCATGATGCGTGCAGCACAGGGCGCGTGGCTTCCTTCCACGCGCGTCATGGCGATGTGCGGCGACGATTTCTGGGACAAGCTGATCACGCACAAGGACGTGTTGACCACCTACTTCAACTGGGAAGCCGCGCGCGAACTGCGCAAGGGCACCGCCTTCGAGGCGATGGATTTCGGGGGAATCTCGTGGTTCAACTATCGCGGATCGAATGACAACACGACCGTCGCCGTTGGCACGGACAAGGTGAAGTTTTTCCCTGCTGGAGCACCCGGCGTTTTCCAGCGCGCACTGGCGCCGGGCGAAGCGGCTGAATGGGTCAATACCCTCGGAAAGCCGATCTACATCATCCCGATCTATGATCGCGATCGCAATTTCTGGTGGCGGATGGAGGCCTATTCCTATCCGCTGCATATCTGCACCCGTCCGGAAATCCTGCGCTCCGGACGCCTTGGCAGCTGATGGCCATGGACTTCGTCGATCTCGTCCTCGGTGCCTGTCAGGACGCGTTCGGCGAGACCGTCACCTGGCAGTCGGCGCTCCTCGCAGCGCCGGTGCAGGTTCAGGGGATCTTCGACGAAGGATACAGCCCGTTCGACGGGATCGGCGGTGATGACGGCGTGGCCTCGCAGCATGTCTCGTCGGCAACGCCTGTCCTGGGCATTCGCCTGATCGACTGGCCCGGTCAGGTCAGACAGGGCGACCTTCTGACCATTCGAAACAGGCTCTACCGCATCAGGGAAGTCCAGCCGGACAGCCACGGTGCGGCCAAGCTGTTGCTGAACAACGCGGAAAGAGAAAATGACCCTTTACCGCGCTGAACTCCGCGAAATGGCTGTGGACGCGCTGAAGGCCGCGAACACCATTGCGGGACCGAACGTATTTTCGGCGCGAAGTCTTCCAGTGACGGATGAGGCGCTCCCTGCCCTGTATCTTCAGGTGCCCGATGACGACGGCGTAAGCGATGGTCGCTCGGCGCCGTCCTTCACGCGGACAGCCACCCTGGCGATCCGTGGCTATGTGGCGGCAGGAACTCCGGAAAAGAGCGAACTCGTGCTGGAGCATCTGGCCGAGCAGATCGAACTGGCGCTGATGACGTCCGTGCCGTTGATGGCGGCCGTGCAGCAGGTCTCATTCCTGCGCACGCAGATGCTGGTTTCAAGCGACACCGGCCAGCACAAAGGCGAGCTCCGGATGCTGCTGGGTCTTGAATATACCGAGACCTATCCGCTGCCCGGAACCCCGCTGACCGGCATCACTGGCCAGATTGAGGCCACTGGGCACGACGATTTCGCGGGTTTCTCCGCCCAAACCATCTGAACAATCGAGGCGATAATGTTTGTTAAGCCCGCCCCGGGCCGCGCAGTGCGCTGGCCTGTTTCCATGCGCCTGCTCAACGAGGCGGGCGAGAACGTTCCGTCTTCCCCATTCTGGCTGCTCGCGCTGCATCACAAGGATGTCGTCGTGATCAAGCCTCCAGTCGAGGCCGCAGCCATTCCTGCTGAGCAGGCGGCAGACGTCACGGCGCCCCATGAAGGAATTGAAGCATGAGCGGCAGTGTTTCGATCGCCGGATACAACGCGACGAACCGCGTTCCCGGCTTCTACTTCGCTCTCGACAATTCGAAGGCCAACACTGCGAGCGTCCAGAGGCGCGTGCTGATCGTCGGCCAGATGATTACGGGAACCGGAGTCGCAAACGTCGCGACCTTGTCCGCCGGTTATAGTGATTCCGTCGCCAAGTATGGCGCGGCTTCGCAGTGCGCCCAGATGGTGAGCGCGTATCGTAAAATCGACACGCAGGGCGAGATCTGGGTTCTGCCTCTGGCTGACGATGCGTCAGCAGCTGCAGCGACCGGCTCATGGACAATCTCGGGAACCGCGACCGCAGCCGGAACGCTCTCGCTCTACGTGGGCGATCAGCTGATCTCGGTCGGCGTTTCGTCCGGCGATACCGCCGCAACGGTTATCGCATCCGCCGTCACTGCGGCGAACCAGGTTGCGGGGCTGCCGGTGTCCATCGTCGAGTCCAGCACGGCGGGAACATTGACGGCGACCGCGCTCAACAAGGGCGCCTGCGGCAATGACATCCTGCTTGGCGTGTCGTTGCTTGGGACCACGGGCGGCCAGTCCGTGCCGTCCGGACTGACCGTCGCCGCCGGGACCATGGCCGAGGGCACGACCAACCCGACGACGTTGGCGACAGCGCTCGCCACGGCTGGAGAGCGTGTCTACGATCTGATCATCCACCCCTACACAGACAGCGGTTCCCTGAACGCTTTGCAGGAGTGGCTGAACGACACGGCTGGTCGCTGGTCGGCGATGCTGCAGCTCTACGGGCATGCGATCACAGCCTATCGCGGCACCTACGGCGCAGCGACGGCGTTTGGGATCACGCGGAACGACCAGCATGCGACGATCACGCCGATCGGCGACAGCCCCTCGTCACCCCTGATCTGGGCAGCCCAGCTCGGAGCCGCGACGGCCCAGAGTATGCGGACAAACCCGGCGCTGCCCGTCACAGGCATCGCGCTGACGGTCATGCCGCCCACGGACGCCGGTCGTTACACCACCTCACAACGCAACTCGCTGCTTTACGACGGCCTTGCGACGTTCACGGTGAACGACAGCGGAACGGTCGAGATCGAGCGGATGGTCACGACCTATCAGACCAACTCCGCCGGCGTCGCCGACGACAGCTATCTCGACATGGAGACGTTGCTGACGGCCGAGATCTGCATGCAGGATCTCCGGACGTTTCTGGCGTCTCAATACTCTGGATACATTCTCGTCGCCGATGGGTCGAAGATCGCCGCCGGACAGAAAGCCACCACGGCCGCTCTGATCGGAAAGGCTGCTGCTTCGCGGTACCGCTACCAGGCGACGCAGCTCTGGGTCCAGAACGCGGATACCTTCGCCAGCGCACTGACCGCGACGAACGTCGGTGGCGGCGTTGTCGATCTTCTCCTGCCGTATGATTTTGCGAACCAGCTTCGCATCGTCGCCGGCTCCCTGCAGTTCACGAAATCCTAAGGGGCCACTATGTCAGGAACAGTTTTCCGTGGGCCTCTGGCGGGCACCTCAAGCGTCGAAATTAATGGCACGACCTGGAATGTCGTGGGCGAATGCCAGTATTCCGTCGCCGGGTCTCAGAACGAAACTCTCAAGGGCCAGTCGGCGGTTGAGGGTTTTTCGCAGATGCCCAAGCAGGGTTACTGGTCGGCGACCCTTCGTGATCGGCGCGATATCGATGGGCCGTCCACATACCAGGGCGCCAGCGGCCTCACCGTTATTTGCCAGATGGCTAACGGCAAGATCATCACCGTAGACGACGGCTGGCAGGTCGAGGAAATTGCCGTCAACACTCAGGAAGGTACGTTCGAGCTGCGCATCGATAGCGCAAGCGTCGTCGTGGACGTGGTGGGATAATGCTGCATCTTCAGCCAAGCGACGACGACGTTCTTGCGGTTTTCGCCGGGACCGATGGCTCACTTGAAGAGTCCGACGACGGCATAATTCTTCTCAAACCGGCCATCAAAGATGGAGACAATACGGTTGATCGGCTGACGCTTCGTCAGCCGACCGTTGCTCAGGTTCTTGGCGCTGCTGATGTGATCGGCAAGCGCCCGACCTTAGAGACGGTCTACGACTCTCAGATCATCCTCATCGCGAAATCGTGCGGGCTTGCGCAAAAGATTATAGACGCCCTGCCCAGCAGAATTCTTGATGAGGCGGTCGCATGGGTCTCAGCGTTCGAAGAGGATGCGCGCCGTTCGCCAGAGGCCGAGCCTGACTGGTCGCCCGAATTCGTTGTGAACTTTCCGAATGCACTGACAGGGGGCGGCCGGAGTTTTTCCGTCATGCGGCTGCGAGAGCCCACCGTCGCCGAAAGGAGAAAGTTCAAGGCGCGCGAAAGTGGCGGTTCTGCCGCCGACATCCTGCGCGCAGAAATTTCTCTCGTGCAGGATGTGAGCGGGTGGCACACGGCGGCCGTGCTGAACGCCCCGATCAGCCTCTTTGCCCGTGCGGCGGATTATCTCACGGGTTTTTTTATCGTTGGCCCGGCGACTGGGAAAGCCTCCCGGCGGATCTAAGCCAGTTTTTCACGGGCTGGACGCGAAGCGAATGCGAAGGCCTGAACGGGGCGCAGCTCTGGCAGGCCGCCGCTGACGTCAGGCGGATCGCCGAGATGCGAGAAAAGGCAGCGAAGCGTAATGGCAAATCAGGGCGCTAGGGTCGTCATCAGCGCGACCGATCGCGCCTCGGCGACGCTCGAAAAAATTAACACGCGTATCGCGGCGATTCAGGCGCCGGTGCGTCGCGCCCGGGCGGCAATGGACCGTTTCGCGAGCGTCACCGGCTTGCGCACCGTGCAAAACGGCCTCGAGGGGGTCGGGCGATCTGCTCTCGGCGCATTTAGGACGCTGGGGCAGATCGTCCCGGTGCTTGGGACGATCACGGGGGCTGCAAGCGTCGCCGGCATATACAGGCTGGCGAGCGCATGGGGTCAGGCCGGGACGCGCCTGCAGACTGCCTCCCGGTCCATCGGGATGGCGCCGGAAAAGCTTATGGCGCTGCAGAACGCTGCGCGTCTCTCCGGCGGAACCGCCGAGGGGATGACAGGCGCGCTGGAAGGGCTGGCGCAAACACGCTGGGAAGCCGTGAACGGGTTTGCCCCGGAAGCAACAGCCCAGTTTCAGGCCCTTGGCATCAGCTTCGAAGAGTTGAGAAAGATGTCGCCGGACCAGATGTTCGAGCGTCTGGCCAAACGTCTTCGCGCGATCAAGGACCCGGTTGCGCGCACGATCGCCGCCCAGAAGATATTCGGTGGCGACGCCGCCGGGATCTTGCCGATCCTGCAGCAGACCGGCGACGCGTTTGAGCGAAACGTTCGGCAGGCAGAACGCTATGGCTTGATGAATACGAAGGGCGTCGCTGCTGCGGATCGGCTGCGTCGCGCGCAGGAGGGGCTGAGTGAGGCCGTCGAGGGCTTCGGGTATTCGATCGCCGAATCTCTTGAGCCGGTTATCAGGCCCGTCGTCGAGCAAATGTCGGAATGGATCGCAGCCAACCGAACGTGGATAGCTCAGGATATCGCTGGGTATGTCGGGAAGTTCATTACCTGGTTGCGAACTGGCGGCTGGGACAAAATCAAGGGAGACATCACAGGCGTCTATGACGCGGTGACGAATGTTGTGACGTCCCTCGGTGGGTGGAAGTCTGCGGGGAGAGACGCTCTGATCGCCGTCGCCGCGATCTACGCTGCTCCGGTTTTGGCTGGATTTGTAGGGCTCATAGCAAACATCTCTGCCGTCGCGGGCGCGTTTACGTCTGTGAGGCGAGAAGCGGTCGCTGCTCAGGCCGCCGCCGCCGCCTTTGGCGCTCGCAATATGCCTGTAGCGGGCTTGGGAGGAATTGCTCTCGCTGGTTACAATGCCTGGTCTCTCTACCAATATGCGAAGAATGGCACCACGCCGGATCAGCAGGATGCGAATAATCGCAGCTTTATGTCTCTTCCGGGCGTCTCTTGGCTGGGAAAGACTTATGATCGGGTCTCCGGCGCCGTGGATCGCATCACCGGAAGAGATCTCGAGCCTGCATACAAGGCGTGGCAGTATTTTCGCGGTCAGGGGTGGAGTCCGGCGCAGGCATCGGGAATTGTCGCCAATCTCGACAAGGAAAGCACGTTTCGCCCCGATGTCGCTGGTGACAGCGGCCGGGCTTACGGGTTGGGTCAGTGGCATGCTGATCGACAGGCTCAGTTCGCGAAGCGCTTTGGCCACAGCCTCCAGCGCTCCACATTCGATGAGCAGCTGCAGTTCGTTCAATATGAGTTGACCAACGGTGATTACCGGAGTGCTGGCGACGCGCTGCGTCAGGCGCGAACTGCAGGCACTGCGGGCGCCACTGTCTCGGCGCTCTACGAGAAGCCCCAAGATCAATTTGGCGAAATGGATGACCGCGCGCGCCTCGCGTCATCGTGGCTTAACCGCTTGCAGGATCGAGAGGGTTACGGCGGCAACGCGTGGCCGGCCTGGCTACACGATAATGCTGTTCGGGAAGAGCAAGGCGATTCATCGCCCGTCAGGCTCGAGATATCCGTCGACCACAAGAACGCCCCGCCCGGTTCATCGGTGAAAGTCAAATCGACCGACCCGCGCGTGGACGCGCATGTCGTGAAACAGGTGCGGGCCATGGACCCGCAGAACACAGCCGTAGGAAACTGAGATGAGCGGAACGCTGGGGACGATCGCAGGGGAGTTTCTCCAGTGCTCGTTCCGCGGCGTTCCGTTCGTTGTCCGCGGATCGGGCGGAACCCACGGCCGCAAGCAGGCGCCGCACGATTACCCCGGGCGCGACGGAATCATGATCGAGGATCTCGGGCGCCAGGCGCGCCGAATACGCATCTCCGGTTTCGTCGTGGGGGCGTTCGCCTACGCGCAGCGTGATCTGCTGATACAGGCGACGGAGACCGCCGGGACAGGCCTGCTCGTCCATGCGACGCGCGGGATCATGCAGGTGTGGTGCTCACGCTTCGAGTGGCGTGAGCCGGAAGAGCGTACGCGCGTCGTTGAACTCGAATTCGAGTTTATCGAAGAATCCAGCCTTCTACCGACTCTGGTTACGGCGGCGCTGTCCGCCAGCGTCGGAGCGTTGGTCACGGCCCTCAATACGTCCTCGGCCTCCAGCTACGCGTCGCGGACAAGTTCCGCTCTTGACTATGGGGCGTCGGTCCTGAGCGCCGCGCAGACTGTCGCGTCCAGCTGGGCTGCTGGCGCGCTGTTCGCCGTTGAATCACCGATGATGCAGCAATCGGCGATGTCGGTCCTCGATGGCAACTACGGGCGCTACGCGTCAGGGTCCAGTTCGGATGTCGACACCACAGCGACTGTCGCGAGCCAGTTGGCGGCCCTCGCGACAGACCGGGCGAGCGTATCGTCCGCAATCGCATCCGTGGCGACGTCCGACAGCGCGGCCACTCTGGCGACCGCCGTCCAGGCCGTCATCACCGCCCTTGCAGACGCAACCGACGATCCGGGCGTCCTGATCTCCCTCCTCTGGCCTCTGACGTCGTGCGCTCCCTCGATCACCGCCAGCTCGGCGCCAATCGGGGGCGCCATAGCAACCGTCCAAACGGAGACAGCGGCCCATTGTCGCCGCGCTGCGCTGGCCGCTATCGGATCGGCATGCGCGTCATGGTCGCCGTCGTCGTCCAATGAGGCGCAGGACATGGCGTCACGGGTCACATCTCTTATCGAGGCCGAAGAAACGACAGCAGGCGATGCGGGCGATGACGCGGATTATGAGGCGCTCCATGAGTTACGGGCTCAGGTCGCTGAGGACCTGCAGAAGCGGGCGGTCCAGCTCGCCGACATCGTGACGATCCAGCGCAACGCAAACCTGCCTGCCCTCTTGCTGGCGCAGCAGCTCTACGGCGACGGAACCAGATCCGACGATCTGGTCCAGCGCGCCGATCCGATCCATCCGGCATTCATGCCGAACGAGTTTGAGGCCCTGTCAGCATGAGCGGCGTTCTCTCACAGATTTCGGCACTGCTGGGGTATTCAGCCTCAAGCAGCCAGACTGTGGTTGTGCGAATTGGCGATCAGCTCATTTACGGCTGGACGAGCGTCGCTATCCGCCTGGGGCTTGAACTCATGCCCTCCACAGCGGATCTTACGATCACCGAGACCAGCCCGGTAACGGGGACGCTCCAGAACGTGTCGCCCGGCGATGCGGCGGAACTTTATATCGGCCTTGATCAACTGATCACCGGATATGTTGTGGCGGTGATCGATACAGAGAGCGCGGAAAGCCACGATATCCACGTCCAGATCGCCAGCAAGTCGATGGATCTCGTGGATTGCGCGGCCGAGTTTTCGACTTACCAGATGACAAGCACGAACGCTCTCGCGATCGCGCAAAAGGTGGCGGAGCCTTTCGGAATATCCGTCTCTTCGATTGGTGGTGCCGGCGACGTCAATATCCAGCAGTTCAGCGTGATCCTCACAGAAACGGCGTACGAAGTTATTGAGCGGCTTTGTCGCCTCGCTGGCTGTCTCTTCTACGATTTACCAGACGGCAACATCGTGCTCGCGCCGGTTGGTTCCGATCTTATGGCAAGCGGATTCACCATGGGAGAAAACGTTGAACAACGGCAGCACGTCCGCTCCATGGCAGGCCGATATTCGACGATCACCGCCATTCTGGCTAGCAACATTATGTTGTTTGATCCTCCGTCCTCTGACGGAAAGCAGGTCGACCAGATGAAGGCAATCACCGCGCCCGGAAACGCGGTCGTGACAGATCTGGATATCACTCGCTGGCGGCCTCTTCTGATTCCAGTAGAGAATGGCGATGCCGATTACAAAATGGCGCGTACGCGCGTGCTCTGGGAAGTGGCCCGCCGAGCTGGGCGATCAAGGCAAATTACCGTGACATGCGACAGTTGGCGGGATAGCGCCGGCGCTTTGTGGCGCCCCAATAAGCTGGCTCCCTATACGGACGGCAACGGTGTTTCGACCAATTACGTGATGGGCGAAATTACTCTCACGCAAAATCCGGGAGGGACGCGTGCCGATGTCACGTTGATGCCCCGTCAGGCGTTCATCCCAGAACCTCTATTGTTGCCTATGGCGTCCAATGAGGCTGTACGGGCTGCGAATAGCTGAGATGGCCGACGTATTCACGCGTCTTGCGCGACGCATTTCCATGGCCCTGTCTACATCAAGGCAGACAGCTGCCACGAATGAAGCCTCAGGCACCTCTACGGTTCAGCTTGTTTTGCCCGGGGGTGAAGTCCGATCGGATGTCCCAGTGCTCCAGAATTACGGCTTCTATGGCAGAAGTCTGCCGGGAGCAGATCTCGGGGTTATGTTCGTGACTGGCGACCGGTCCCGTGGCGTCGTGATCGCGAGCAACGATCAGCGCTATCGCCCGACTGATCTGCAACCCGGCGAAGTCTGTGTCTACCATTCGAGCGGCTCGCGGATCACGTTGCTTGCTGACGGCTCTATCTCGATCGCTCCGGCTGCGAAGAAAGTCACGATAGATGCCGATGTCACCGTCACGTCCCTGACGGCGAGCGGCGATATCGTTGCCGGCAATATCTCGCTTCAGAAGCATCTAACCTCAGGCGTCACCGCAGGCTCGGCAAAGTCGGGTCCTCCCGTTTCGGAATAATCCCCATGGACATTGCGGTCATTTGGAACGTCGCGAAGGCTCGCGGCGACTGGACGATCTCGTCCGGAGATCTGGCTCTCGACAACCCCCTGCGCTCCGCCGTCATGGTGAGCCTCTTCAGCGACCGCGTGGCGCCTGACCAACCCTCACAGACCGATCAGGCTGTCGGGATCACCCCGCCGGGTAATGCGGCGAACAGCGGGAAGAACGATCGGCGCGGGTGGTGGGGCGACGCTTACGAACCTGATCAGATCCCGATCGGATCGCGGCTCTGGCAGCTGCAGCGCGCCGTCAAGGCTGGCGACACCGCGATACTACGAGACCTGAAGCAAATGGTCATCGAGGCGCTCGTCTGGATGAAGAACGACGGCGTCGTAACAACAATCGCCGTGGACACGGCCTGGAGCGCCACCAGCGCCAACGTCGTCGAATTTTCCGTCACGCTTACGGAGCCCGGCTCAGCCGGACCTCAGACGTTTTTCTTTTCGTGGGCTTGGGAGGGCCTCTGATGCCGTACAGTCGCCCTACCCTTACCCAGTTGCGTCAGCAGGCGGTGCAGGACGTGCAAAGTGGAGGGATCACCGGCGTAACGGCCCTCCTGCGGTTCTCCGTGCTTTATGTGCTGGCGATGGTGCTCGCAGGGCTTTCGAACCTGCATTTCGGGTTTATCGACTGGATTTCCAAACAGGCCATCCCGGCGACCGCTACGGACGAATTTCTGGAATCATGGGGAGCGCTGAAGACCGTCTACAAGAAGGCCGCCTCGGCAGGTTCTGGATCAGTCAGCTTCCCGGTTAGTTCCGCAGAAACGATACCAACGGGCACGACGGTAATCGCAGGCGGCGTGACGTGCCTGACGACGGATGTCAGCGTGACGACGAACGGCGTCACCGTCGCGCCATGTCTGGCCCAGACAGCCGGGGCCGCCAGCAATGTCGCATTGAACGCCCTGGCGACGCTCGGCAGCCCGGTTGAGGGTGTGCAGACCTCTGGAACCGTCACCACCGCCTTCTCGGGCGGGGCGGACGAGGAAACAGACGATGAATACAGGGTCAGGGTCCTCGATGCTTACGCAGCGGGAGGCGAAAACGGAAACGAGCAGGATTATATAAACTGGGCGCTGGACGTCGCTGGAGTAACGCGCGCTTGGTGCGATCCCATCGGCATGGGCGCCGGCACGGTTGTCATCTTTTTCATGATGGATGACGCACGCAGCAGCGATGCAGGGTTCCCTCAGGGCACAAATGGCGCTGCTACAAGCGAAAGCCGCTACACGACAGCGACAGGCGATCAGTTGACGGTCGCCGACGCAATTTATCCGAAGCGTCCCGTTACAGCCCTCGTCATCGCCTGCGCGCCAGTGGCTCAGGCTACAGATTTCTCGATCACTGGCCTTGGCGACGACAACACCAGCGACAATCAGGACGCAATAACCAGCGCCCTGTCCGACATGTTTACACGCCTTTCTGAGCCGGGCGGCACGATTGCGCCGAACCAGTGGTACGAGGCGATCAATGCGATCGGCCTGACCAGCTTCGTCGTGGCGTCACCTACTGCCGCGATCACCGCCACAGGAAGCGGTTACATGCCGACCCTCGGCGCCGTGACCTTTGCGACATGAGCGCCCCTGTCTTTACCGTCGACCAGTTTCGCAAGGCGTTGCTGGCGCTGCTCCCCCGCGGTCGGATCTGGTCTCGCGACAGCGACGGGCTCCAATCGCTGCTTGTAGCGTGCTGGGCCGCGTCATTTCAGCGCAGTGCAGCGCGGGCCTCAAATCTTCTGACAGACGCATTCCCGACGACTACAGAGGAATTGCTAACGGAGTGGGAAGATAGTCTCGGACTACCTGACCCCTGCGCAGGCACGAACCCAACCGTCACGACGAGACGCGCCCAGGTAGTTGCGCGCCTTACCGACACCGGCGGCAGCTCAATTGCCTACTATGTCGCGTTCGCGGCCACGCTTGGCTACACGATCAGCATCACCGAGTTTGCTCCTTCCCGCTTCGGGCGCAAATTCGGAACGCCGTTCGGCGGCGACGCATGGGCCTACGCATGGCAGGTCAATGTTCCGCAAATCACACGAACATACCTTAAATTTGGCGATCAGTTCGGTGCCGCTTTCTCATCTTGGGACAGTACCGTTCTTTTTTGCGAACTGAAACGGATCAAGCCCGCAAATACGGTGTTGATCTTCAACTATACGAGTTGAGCTATGGATTTTTTGATTGCAGCAAACTCGGTCCCTCTTGCCGATCGCGACGTAGCCCCCGCGTCAGGAACTCCCCAATGGGCGACGGATGGAGATCCCACTACCAGCGTCCCCGCCACTGATTTTCCGGCATACATCTTCAATGCGATATTGTCGGAGATAACGACAGCAATCACTGCGGGTGGACTTACGCTCAACGGAAATGACTGGACGCAGCTTTCGCAGGTGCTCGCGAAACTGGCGCCGCTTGCCTCTCCCGCCATCTCCGGCACCCCAACCACACCCGACATCTCCGGCTCGTGGCAGACGAAGCAGGTAGTCAATGCGGAGAGCGTATCGAACATGCTGTTCGCGTCGCTCGCACAACCAGTGACGTCCTCAGGCGGCCTGACAGTTCCCGCGGGTGCTCGTTACCTGGAACTCACATGCATAGCAGCCGGCGGCGGCGGTGGCGGCTGCCAGTCAAACTCATCGACGTCGACAAGCTTGATTTCCTTCGGTTCCGGCGGTGGCGCTGGCAGCGCTATCATTTCTCGCCATGCTGTAACATCGACGTCGTCTATCGCTCTCACCATAGGGGCGGGCGGTGCAGAGAGCAGCGCGGGCGGCGACACATACGTCACTATCGACGGGTCTGTGGTTGTCAGGGCTGCGGGCGGCGCGGGCGGACTCTCCTATACCGGCGGCACGTCCGGCGGCGCGGGCGGCGCGCCCACTCTCTACTCGGGCCAACTAGTAGCGGCATACGACGGCAGCGATGGCTATGACGGCCAAGCAGGCAATACCATGCGGTCACCCGGCAACGGCGCCCCGGGCTTCCTCGGTATGGGTGCTGGTCGTGCCGGTTCCCAGGGCGGTAGGCCAGGAACATCGTACGGAGCGGCTGGTGGCGGCGCTTACGACAGCTCGTTCACAGGCAACCGTTATTATGGTGGCGCGGGCTATCAGGGCGCTATTTTTTACAGGTGGATATTTTGAGCACATCACAGGCATACGCCGTCTATTACACGTCGGCGACAGGCGAATACGCGGCTGGATACGTTTTCGACCGCTCTATGTGGGACGGAACGTCCGCATGGTCGCCCCCGGCCGGCAGCGCGGCAGTCGCCGACCCGGACAGCAAGTATCCGATCGGCAGCACGTATAGCGCAAGTTAGCAACGTTCGGGCGCCGTCTCACCGCCCTCGGCAGAAATCAGCCACAATACGGAGCGACGCATGATCAGGCGCGCGCACGAATACATCCGCACGATTTTGCGGAGAGAACACTGGTGGGCCGAAGCATGGTCTGGCATCGCACTCATCGCATTCGGCATGGCCTCCATGCTGCAAACGCGCGAAGCTCTACACGCGACGCCCAGCACGCATAATTTCTTCATCCTCCTCCCGAACGGCCTTTGGCAGTCCCTCCTTGTCTTGTCCGGGTCATATCAGCTCGCCGTGCTTGTCGCGGGGTTCCGCAACTGGCGCGTCTGGCGCGGCAGCGCCGCCGCAAACGCAGCGTTCTGGTCGCTGTGGATTGCTTTCAGCCAGGTCATATACGCGTTCGGATACAATCCGATTGTGACATTCGTTTTTGCGTGGGTGGGCATCAACCTCTACGCCCTGAGCCGCGCCATTGGAGGGCTGCGATGATATGCCCCTCCTCCCCGATTTGTGGGCGGCGCTGCAGCCTTGCATTGCGCAGCATCCATGGCTTGCGCCAGTGTTCGCAGGCCTGCTTGTAGTTTCTTACATTTTACGGGGTCTGTCTGTCGTCTGGGGCCGATACCAGCGCTCGCAGGAACTGGATCAAACGCAACAGGCGGATCTTGTTCACGCACTGCAGGACCAAAGGGACGCGGCGATGCGAGATCTTACGATCGAGCGTACCGCGCACGCAGCCACCAGAACACGCGCCGAGCGCGCCGAGGCGGCGCTTCGTGACCATCTCAGGCGAGAAGAAATCAAATGACAATCAACTATAAGAGCGCGCCTGACATCGCCGCGCGCACCGCCTGGGGCGAAGCTCGGGGAGAAGGCGCGCCTGGCATGCAAGCCGTCCTCAACGTCGTCGCCAACCGCGCCGCCCAGCCGTGTTGGTGGGGTCGGTCGATCCTGAGTGTTTGTCTGAAGGCCGAGCAGTTTTCTTGCTGGAACGAGAACGATCCGAACCGCGAGAAGCTGCTGGCCGTCACTGAAGCGGATCCGGAGTTCGTCACGGCCTCGTCTCTTGCGGAGAGCCTCGTTGCTGGGACGCTCGCGGACATAACGGGCGGCGCCGATCACTATTACAGCGCGTTCATCGCAGCGCCCGGCTGGACGATTGGCCGCAAACCAACAGCACACATCGGCCATCAACTGTTTTATCGGCTCGGGCCTTACGGGCGCGCATTGGAAGCATCCGCATGAGCAGATGCTCTACGGCGCCGCATCGCGGCGCACGCATCGAGATCTCCGACAACCAGTATAGGGGCCTCACTTTCGTTCCAAATTACCGTCTTCCCCCGATATCAACAGGTGATCTGCTCTACGCACGAATCGCATTCGTTGGAATCTTTTCAGCGCGGATCGTAGAGGCTGCGGTGACGTCGGAAAATCTTGATATTGGACCTCCTACGATAGCCACCGATGAAGTCCGGTTCGCCCTGACCGCGCCTTTGGGATCTTCGCAGAGTGGCGTCGTCACTATATCTGCTCGCAGTGCCGACGGCGACGTGCGAACAGCGCAGATTTATGTGCCCATTTTATCAAATGCGTCTGGAATCACCGGCGCATTGCCGTCGTATGCAGATAATTCGTTTGTCTACGGCGACGTCTTTTTCCCCAATCCGAGCGGCGACGCTCCTTTGTTGATGGTGTGATATGGCGACTGCTTGGTCTGACCCCAGCCTGAATACTGACACTGCGGACACGACCGATCTGCTGGCGATCCTTCGCGTAGCATCAAGCGGTGATGTGCTGTCGTATTCACCGCTCAACATCACCCTGACGGCCCTGTTTTCCTCATTCCTGCCAACAGCTTTGGCGGCGGTTATGGCTGCCATACCGACTGAGGACGGCACGACCAGCCCGATATGGCTAAACAACGGCGTCATCACACGAACGACGACCGGCGGCTCTCAGTCTGGCGTGTCCCTGTCTGTGGCGGCGCAATTCGCGAGTTATGCCCGCTGGGTCGCCAGTCTTCCGACCAGCGATCCGGGAACTGGCACGGGCACCTTCTGGAGCAATAACGGCATCGTCACGGAAAGCGAGGCGTCTTGATCATGAAAAAAGCGCTCTTTGTTACAGCGTTTCTTGTGACACACGCGGCTCATGCCCAATTCGTGCCTCCCGGCGGCCTCTCCTCTGGAACGACCATCGGTGGCAGCAATGGCCAGCCGATGTTCAACTCCCAAAACCGCATAGTGGCGCCGCTCTCCAACCCGACGATCTACGCCGGACAAGTCGCTACCGCGACGATCGCCAGCGCGGGCGCGTATGCTCCGACCGATCTGCCGGTCACGCTGACGTTCACGCAGAACAACTCCGGCCCCGTCACGACGGCTGACGTCTCGTCCTACACCGCCGTATCGGCGCGCGTGGTCGCGGCGGGCAACGCATGCCCGACGTCGAGCGTCTATACGATCGCCAGCACCGGCACCAAAATCATCGTCAGCGATGGCGACGGCCTGTCCGGGTCAGTCATCACTGTATCTGTCGGCGGATCGGCAAGCGCGTCCAGCGTCCCGGCAAACCCGGTCACGGTCACAAGCTCGACCACGGGCTGCACACCGCCTCAGTTCAACCTCTCATGGGGCGTTGGCGCGATCAGCCTGACCCGGCAGGGCTGGGGCTACACGACGGCTCCAACCGGCACTGGCAGCGCGTCCACGGCGACGGACGCTGCTCTTGCATCGATCTCGACCACGATCGGGACCGGCCTGGTCAACCTTGGGCAGTCCATCGCGCAGGGGTCTGACGCCGCCGCAGCCGCGCAAAGCACGGCCAACAGCGCAACCACCGCTGCGGCCGCCGCCCAGACCACGGCGAGCGCCGCGATCCCGCTGGCGCAAAAGGGCGTGGCGTCCGGCGTTGCGGGTCTTGATACCAGCGGCAACGTGACGGCTCCGGTCAGCACGACGGGGCAGATCCACGCGGGCAGCGATACCGCCACGACCTACAACGCAGGCAAGATAAGCATCGCGGCTGCCCAGCGCGTGTCTGTCGGTGACAATCTCGGATATGGCATCCTCGACAACCGCTCCGTCCTGTTCGGCGGACGTCGCTACGGCGGGTCGTCTCCGACGTTCGTCTATGCGTCTCCCTACGGCGGGTCCGGACTAGGCGCGACATTCGGCGTGGGGCTCACCAAGTCTGGTATCGGCGGTGCACAACCGGCTCTCGCCCCATCTGGAACGGATGGATCGGGCGGAATCTCCGGATATCCTGAAATGGACGCGGCTGCGACATGGTTTTTTGCAGACTCGTCATACCCGTGGGTCTCGGTCGGTGGAGACATAACATCCGGCGATGGCACTGTAAGGACGGTCACATACGACAGCACGCACGCCTATTTCAGCCCGTCTTTGGCTGCGCAAGACGTCGCCCTGTTGCGTGTTGGTATGCACGTCATGACAAACTCGGTCGGGTCGACGCGCACCAACACAACGGACTATTGGCAGCCAAATAACGACTACGCGGGCGAGATCACGGCGATTGCGTCAGACGGATCGTCCATCACGGTCGGCGGGTGGCGCGTTCTCGGCGCCGGGGATACCGACGCGGCGCAGGTTCCGGGGACGACTTACGACACGACCATGTGGCCGACATACACTCATGCGGACCTGTTCATGGGCGTCTACACCCACGCGATCGCGAACAATTCGATGTGCTTTCTTGAGGCCAGATCGATCAAGACATCCGGTGACGCCAATTCGCCTGAAGTCGGACTGTATCCCGAGCCGGTTACGGATTGCGAGATCGCCGAGATGGACCTCCATCAAGGGCTTCCGGATTATATGGGGCGCGCTAAAGGTATTTTGGTGACGATGAACGGCCCTAATAAACCGTCGCTCGATAGCTATGACTTTATGGCCGGTGGCAGCACCCCTAATGGATTCGTCGCGTGGAACGGCACCAAGGCTAACAATTTCATATCGGACGGGTTCTACGCCCACGGAAACAACGGCGTAAATTCGGGGCTCAGCACAGACGGGACGGTCGTTGTGGGCACGGCAGGCGATACCCACGAGCTTGCTGAGTTCATCGGCGCAAGCGCTGTGCAGCCGGACGGGTCAGGTTCTGGCGACAAGATTTCGCTCGTCGCCTACGAAAGCCTTATCGCCGCGTCCACGAACATGGGCGCGAACGCCGCAAGCAATGTTGCCCTCCACTGGTCCGAGCTGGTTGGCGGCACGACGACGCTGGTCTCGACATTGACCGGCGGAGACAAGGTGACGACCAGCACGGCCATGGGGGACGTCGTGTTTAACGCGGACGGCGCGGGCGGACTCGGGTTATTCGGCGGATCGTCTGGCGCGGGCCTGCACGTCAATTCGTCTGGTGCGGTCACTGCGGATGGCGATGTGCATATGACAAGTGGCAAGGCGCTGTTTTTTCCGAATGCCACAAGCACTTCCGCCGTTTACCTGACTGCGGACTCCAGTGGTAATTTTAACATCGGGACGCAGCAGAGTGGCGGCGGCGGCCTTAATGTGGCTGGAGCAACTACCGTCGCAGGGCCATTTTCTGCGGCGGGTGCGTCTACATTGACGGGCGGCGTCGTAGGAAATCTCAAACTCTCAACAGCAGGCGCACAACTATCTCTTATGCCGTCCAGCGGCACTATTGCTCCGTTCGCCTATGCCACAGACAAGGCAGATATCGCGTTTTCGAACTCCGAAGGTGACGGTATCGTCCTGAATCCATATGGCGTTAACGCGACGACCGCGACGCTTGGGACTGCGGTCCTTACATTAGGGACTCCTGCATCCTCATCTGCCGCATGTACGGCTGGGCAATTCGAAGATGACGCGAATTATCACTACGTATGCGTCGCGGCGAACACATGGAAGCGCGTCGCCTTAAGTTCGTTCTGACACAGCCGCCCCCTAATCGGGCGGCCTTTTAATGGAGCCAGCAATGGACCCTTCGCCAAACCTCGACGTGGGAATGCCAAAGCGCACCGATAAATATTCGTGAAGAAAATTTAATGTAATCGATCGTTTTCGATCGTGAAGACAATGAAAATCGCTGTGCACGACAGTTTGCGGCTCGGCTGTTCGGACCACTTGATAATTTCGCGAGCCAAGAAATGGTGGAGGTGACTGGAAATGCAAATATCTAAAAATTCCATCAAATATATTTTAGCATTTTTTCCATTTACTCTGATTTTCTACGGAGCCTCTTCTGCCGCGAGAGCAGACGATTCGCCGGTGCTACAATCTCAAATTAATCAACCCAATGGCGTCGCGGGCCTCGACGCCAGCGGTAATGTGACAGCGCCGATCAGCACGTCCAACATCGCGGCGTCGGGAAATCTGGGGGCTGGGACCGCTCCGAGCGGGCGACACTATATCGCGCAGGGGCTCTCGGCATCAGTGGACGGCGCGCTCCTCCCGTCCACGTTTCTAATCGGGGGCATCGGCGAATACGACGCAGCCCCGACCAAGATGACGTCACCCCTTATCGGCCACGGAGACTACGGCGGTTGCGTCCTCAACGTTCAGGATGCGCTCTTTGAACAGTTTGCGCGTTGCGGCGCGGGTCTCGATGAGGCCGTCGTGGGCATGTTCAAGACCGTCAATAACTCACCGCTGTTTGAGGCTGGCGCTGACATCACCAGCAAACCAAGCGACACGGTTTACACGGTTGTTCTGAATGGAGCGTCTGTCACGATCACGCCCGCGATCTCTGCCGCTGATCAGAATCGCATCTACCCGCACACGCGCATCTACACCAACGTCCGAAACGGGATGCTCAACACAGCGGCGGACGGATCAACCAACACCCCTGCGATTTGGTATGGCTACGTCAGTACGATAACGTCCACGAGCACGGCGACGACTATCAACGTAACCATCGACCCGGATAGCAGCACGGGCGGATGGATGCTGGATACAGGCACGACGACAACAACAGCGCCCGGTTCAAACTCCGGTGACGTCACCGACACCTATATGAGTTCTTACACGCACCCTGCGGTATTCATCGGAGCGTCGGGAAAGCGCTTCGTGTTCAATACGATGATCCAGCTTGATCCTACGGTCAAAGATAGCGTCACCCGCGCTGGCGAGGGCGAGGAGTCAGATCTGCAGTTACTCGACCCGACAGGGTACCATGCGAATGACAAGTTCTTCACGGTTCACGGTAAAACCATCGTGGTCACGGGCAAGGATTTGGCCGCTGACGATTCATACCTGATGCGGCTGGCGGGCAGTAGCCTGATGCCAGAGGGTCTTGACGTCGATGGGATCGAGCATGGTGGTCAGGTCATCCACACCGATGCAGGGTATCAGTATTACTCGCTGGGCGATCTTAATTCCGCATCCGCTGGAAGTGCTCTACTGATATCCCAACTCGGCGCCATCAACTACAATGGAACATTCGCGTCTCTGCTGATGTATGGCTGGAAGAACTCCAACACAACAAGCGGCTGGGGTGATAATGCGGAATTTCACCTTGGCATGCAGGAATGCCAGAACGCTGCAGTTATGAGCGGCACCTCTATCGGAGCTTCTGGATGCACGTCGGGCGGACAGATTGTTTTGAACCCATCGGGCTATCACTACGGGATCGGTCTCGGCGCTGGTATAGGCGGGACCGTTAACTACGGACTCTACGTCGACAGTAACGGGGCCTCCTACATACCGAACAGCCTGACGTTCCAACGTTCAGGCACGGCGCAGGGCGCATTTACGACCGATGCATACGGAAACCTGCTCTTTAATGGGGCGAACTTCATTCTCGAGGACGCTACGAAGGAGTTCCAGGTGTACGGCGCGACGGACCTGAAAGGCGCGACGACCGCTGCCGCAATTACAGCAACATCTCTGACGAGCACCGGCGCGATACAAGGACAGACTATCACATCGACAGGGACATTAACGGCAGCAGCGAATGTGGTGGCGAACGGCACAATAACCAGCCAAGGCTACTACGTCGCGTTGTCGGGAGCGGCGAATGCCTTCCTCCGGCAGCAGACTTTCGCCTATTCCTCCTTCACCGACCCGGATAGCGGTGTGGCTCGCGACGCCAAGTTTGGACAGGATGGTATAGCCGTTTCCGGCGGCACGAAGACGGATACGCTCAACGTCACGACCTCGGCAGTTCTCCCGTTTGGGACGCCTGCGTCGTCATCCGCAACCTGCACAGCAGGTCAGATAGAGACTGACGCCACCTACATCTATTCGTGCGTCGCGACCAATACCTGGCATCGCGTATCGAACGGCGCGACGTGGTGATCGGACACAGCCGCCCCTTAAGGCGGCTTTTTTATTGGAGCCAGCAATGGACCTCTCGACAATCCTCGCGCTGCTCCCGGCGCAGTATGCGGGCGATGCGACGATCATCGTGTCGTTCGTAGTCTCGACATGCGCGCTGATCGCCCGGTTCTGGCCGCGCCCTGCCGCCGGCTCGAAGTGGCTGCCGCTTTACCAGATCGTCAACGCGATCGGCATGAACGGCAAGCACGCGGCGAACGCGGATGATGTTGGGGCGGGGAAGTAGGATGAGCGAAGGTGTGGTGATCGCAGCCGGTTCAGGGGGCTGTGGCGACGGACGGCATGTAATCGCGGGAGGCTGCGGTTCTGCCGGAAGCCATTCCCCCTTGATCAGTTCGCTTTCTGGCGAGGGTCATTCAGTAGTTTCATATATTGTTGGAGAAAGTTGTCAGATTGTTCAGGAGAAAGATGCATAGCGAACCATCCGAAGCCGGGATGCCCGATCTGCATTTCAATGCCGTCTTTCGATTCATTTCTCACGAGGCGCCATTTCATGCCAGTATTGTCGGACAATCCATGGCCGGTCGCGACAATATCTTCCACCATTGAAGGTTTAATGTGTGACCGCATCTGAATGCAGAGTTCAGATATCTCAACAAGATTGTCGGCGGTTAGAGTTGTCTGCTCCCTCCCAAGGGCAAGAGTAATTTTCCCGTCTTTGTCTCTGCTGATTTTTACTTGCTTAGATTTCAATGCCGTCTTCCCGCTTGGAATATATCCAAGAGTGTCACGCGCATCCCGATTCCAGCAAGACCACCGCACGTTGGCGGATAGACACCGCCCACGCCCCACACACAGCCGCCCCAACCCGGGCGGCTTTTTTTATGGAGAAAGCCCATGGCCGATCTGGCCTCGATTACCTCGCTCGAAAACCTGATATCGACCGTTGCGGGCAAGCATGAATCGTCTGCCGTCAAAGCGGACATCGCGCTCGCGGGCAACGCCCTGTCGCTGCTCGTCAACGCGCTCGTGCCGAACCTCGCGCCCGGCGTTGATCTGTCCGGCATCGATGCGGGACTGTCGAAAGCGTTCGACGGGATCACTGCCGTCATCAGTGCCGTCGAGGGCGCCGCCAGCACGGAGACCGTCACCAATGCGTAACCTATCCCGTCGCGCCGCCCTGCGTGGAATCGGTATGATTGCCGCCGGAACCGCGCTCGCCGCCTGCACCGTCACCACGTCGGGCAACGTCACCACGATCACGCTCAACGTCGCCAAGATCACGGCGTATGGTCAGGCGGGCGTGAATGCTGCGGCGACGATCATCAGCCTGGCGTCCGGCATCTCGGCGCTGACGCCTTATCTCGCCGCGATCGAGGCTGCCGAGACCGCGCTTTCGACGGCGCTGACGGCGTTCTCGACTGCGGCCGGCTCGAGCGTGACGATCAGCTACGACGACACCAACTGGAAAACGCGCGTCGATAGCCTTCTGTCGGATATCGAGTCCGTAAGCTCGACGATTGCGGCTGCGATTTCCGGCGCCGGGTCTGCTCTGTCGTCCACCGTCAAGAGTGATGCGACCACAGCGGCGAACGCGCTGGCGACTGTCGTCTCGCTGTTCGAGGCGCTGCTCGGATCCACTTCGGCAGCGCGTCTGGGCATGACCGAGGCGCAGGCGCTCAAGACGCTGGGCGTATCGCGATGATCTGGGGCGCGGCTCTCATTGTCGCGGCTCCGGTGTTCGGCATTTGGCTGTTCGTCTGGGGCTTGTGCCGTGCCCGCGCCCGGTGATCCTCGGCGGGATGGCGGCTGCTGCCGTCGTCCTGTGGCTGCTCTGGCGCTGGTATTGATCCTTGCGGCCTGCACCGATCGCACGGAGCAGGCGCGCACCGAACTGATCGGCATGCCGTATCCGGATCTCGTTGCGTGCGCCGGGCCGCCATCGGTGCGTGTGCAGACGGACGCAGACGATTGGGATGGCGAATGGGGCGGTTCTGTCTCGACGCCATCCGTATCTGGCTCAGTTCCGCTGTTCGCTGATCTGGTCAAGCCGACCGTCTCCGCCAGCGCTGCGATGTCCTGTCGCATGACGGCGCGCGTCCGTGGCGGGCGCGTCTACTCCATCCACTACGTCGGCACGTCGTCGCTGATCTTCGGCGCGCATGCTGCCTGCGCCGCGCTGGTCCGCGACTGCTTGCTGCATCCTGACCATACGACGCTGCCAGCGGATTACGACGCCGGGCGGTATCTTGGGGCAAAATGACGTGACTGCGGGCCGGGCTTGATACCGGCTGCCGCTCAGTCCGGGGCTATCGTAGCTCGTAGGGTGGGCATGACTCTGGCTGCGCAACCAGAAGCTCTGAGATTGAATTCAATGCGTGTCCATCCACGCCGCTCGCAGTCACGCGAGCATTATGGTGTATATGTGCGCTGGGCGCTAATCATATCGCGAATTATATTGAAACCCTTGGGCATTTGTTCATCGACAGTGTTTATTACGTCGCCTTCTCCTGCTCGTAAGTAAGTGTCATGAATTTTTAGCTCGTGCCTATGGTTTGGCCGCGTATTCTTCCTGATAAAGAACCCACTTTCGTTACTTACGAATGTAGAAACCAACGCACCGACAAAATCCTTGTAATGCCTCTCAAGACACAGTGGCTCACTTGTCGTATATTTTTCGTTAATTTCGTTTGGATTCTTTGATTTATCGTAATTCCACCAAATTGACACTCGCGTGTCGCCGTATCCTACGTCGTGCCAATTTCCAACACATCGAACACTGCCCGCGCTGAAGAATAAATATCCAGGCGGCGTTGTCCCGTTTATTGCCAAAACGCCTCGCGAAATAATCTCGTTCAACCCGATGATTAAAACTTTTTGTAGCGGCTCCATAACTGGCGCGATCTCCTTGTGCTTTTGGCACGAAACCATAGATAAATCAGGAACCGAAATGCAAAGAAAGCTGGGCAAACTTGCTCCGCGCCATGACGCGCGCACCTATCGTCTGACGCCAATCCTGAATGGCCGACTGATTCCCATTCCCGCGTCGTGCGACTGGTCCAAGGGGATCAGCTACGATATGAACGGCAACGATCAATATGGAGACTGCGCCGACGCTGCCCGCGCTGCGATGGTGCTGACATGGACAAGTCGAGCCCAAGCGCCGATGCGGCTGACGTTGGCTCAGGTGCTTGCTGATTACGCCGCGACAACGAGGCCGCCGTTCGATCCGAAGACGGGAGCCAACGACAACGGGACGGTGCTGCTCGACCTTCTCAACCATTGGTGCAGAGACGGACTGTCGAGACCGGGACAAACGGCGGACTATCTCACGGCATACGGCGCGCTGACGCCGACCGACCACGATAGCGTCAGGCGAGCGATCTATGCTCTTGGTGGCGTGTATCTGGGCATTCAGGTTCCGAACTACCTCATGACGTTGGCCGGTGACTGGACCTACCAACCGAATGCGGACTGGTCTCTGGCCGGGGGCCATTGCATTGCGGCAGTCGGGTTCGATGACTTCGGCCCCCGCATCTTCACCTGGGGCGGCACGCGGCGCATGGAATGGCGCTTGTGGGACAAGATCGTGGATGAAGCCTACGGGCTGGTCTCGAAAGAGAACTGGACCAACATTCCGGGCCTCTCACCCAACGGCGAGGCGCTCGACGCGCTGGTGGCTGAGATGCGGGCGAGCGCGGCATGAGCGAGTTTCAAGCAGGATTCGCGGCGGGCGCTATATTCGGTCCCGACAGTCGTCCAATACGAGGTGATAGTAGCTGTTATCACCTCTCGATAATGGGCAGATTTCGAGGAACAGAGATCATCTTTTCGCGTTACCTTCGAGAAAAATAATCCCTACAGATCAGGCCTTCTGCGCAATGGAGTGAGCTTGCTCGTCAGCCACAGCATATGCCCGAGCAAGTTTGCTGCGTGATCTAGCGCATGCGCTCAACACGCTCCATCCAGAGGAGACCGGTTACTACCACGTCTGAGTGCGACTTTCTCGGCGATCACTGTGTAGGGTGATCACCTAATCGCACACTAGGGCATCAGCCTGGGGTGGTACGAGCTGATGTGGAGCGCTGTCGCCGATTACGCGCCTTTTCGGCCGCCATCATAATTTTCTGGACCCACCTGCGAGCCTCCATCCATCGATGCGCATTATCGAGATCATCTGCGGCTAGCAAAGCGGCCGCTCTGCTAGCCGCCACCTCCCCTGCCTGATCCCCAAACAAGTGCATCGACTTTGTGGCGATTCGTCGCGGCTCAAATGATTTGGCCATATTGAAAGTGATTTCCTTCGAATTTTGGCGTGTGGATGCCTTAAAAAACTCAAAAAATATCAAAAACAACAGATCTCGATATATATACTTGTAAGTATATTATAAATACTACTTAATTACATAAAATGTTGTTTTAGTGTTTAAAATTCTCCACCCGCCGGGTTAAGCCTAAACGCAACCGCCCCCAACTCGATTGTCGAGGGCAGCCGTGTCTTTCATAACGCAAAATACGTGTGAGTGCTATCAGGCCCGGCGCTGGTCTTTCATAAAGCCCTGCGTATCGAGCGCATAAGGACCTGCGGCGATAATTTGAACTGACAGGAGGGCTGCGTAGGGCCAGTTGCGTTCCCCCAGAGGGAGCAGGGCATCGCCAGTCGTCCAACGTGCAGTTTCAGCCTCTAAGGCGTTCCAACCGTCTAGATCAACTAGAGAGAGATGCTCAACGACAGAGCGAGAGCGCCTTCCTTCATGTAGCATGACCTCACCTACCGCGACGCCGAAATAGCGTCGATCATCAACGTAAGGGCCAATCACATCAGACGGACGAGAGGCGTTGGAAACGATCCTGAGTTCATTCACCCCGTTGGGAATAACGAAGACCGATCGGCCGTCTGTCTCGCTAATCTTCCGGATAATGGCGCCGGACTCTGTAATCAGATGAAGGTCTGTATCGTAGGAAAGGGGACTGCCTTCGTTTACAACCGGGCATCCAAGAGACTCACTGCGATCAAGAATCTCGCGGAACAGCGGCTCAACGAAGGCGCGCGTCACATCAAGCGGAGCAGCGGCGTCATTCCAGGACAGCTTACGGCTACCACCGATCGAAACGACTTTTCCCGTCTGACGGAAGCTGCTCCGATTGCCTGTATCGAGATAGCTCTCCGTAAGAACTCCGTCGGCCATAATAACCGAGTGATCTTCCGTTTCGATATGATAGTAGTCGTACGAAGCGATGGTTTTGTCATAGAAAATTGAACGCCCATTCACCAGCATACGTACCGGGATAAATTTCCCTTCCAGAAGCAGGCAGTGTTCTGCGGTGACAAGCATATCTTTAAAAGGAGCGCCCGCTGATATTGCGTCCTTTAAAATCCGAACCGGATATCCGGCAAGATCGTCAGGCAATGACGAATCAACAATGCAACTCGCCCGCCCTGCCCAGACCACACGCCGTGAACTTGTGGCGTCACCTGCATAGGCGAGAACGTGATCTCCCAGCGCGATATCTTGGACGGCTACATTCCCGCGAGTGGTATTTATCGCAGTGTCACGCAAGTAACATGTGACGGTAGCTGTGTCCCCAGAAAAGCTAAAATCGCTGGCGCTGTAACCGGAAGCGAAAGTAACATTCGCAACAACAGCGCCAGTTTGATCGACGAGCGTATTGCCCTTAACGCTCAGCGATGTTGTTTCCCCATTATCGAATTCTATAACATCTCTAGGAGACAGATTTTCTATATTAATAATTTCGCTGTAATTGGTAACAATTAATGTGTTGCTGGCCGACGAATTCGTTGGAGATGTCCCAAAGATAATAGTTGATGTGACGTAGCCCGTCTTCAAAGTGGCCCCACCGCTAATCGTGACCGCGCCACCGCTGACCGTTCCGCCAACGGTTACATTCTCATCATCGATATTAAGAGACCCTGTTACCTTTACGTCGCCATAGACAGTCAACGACGTCCCGCCAGCCACAGTTACATCGCCAGATGAGGTGATGCTGCTAGCATAGTAGATCGAACTCGGGGAATTTTCGTCGCTTGCCTGAGAAGCAACATTTAAGAGCAGTGAACCATCAGAGCCATCCAGCGTTACCGCCTGATAGTTCATATTAGAGGACCAGTATTCAGTTTTTGCGTAGGTCGTCATAATCGAAAAACTCACGAAAGTTTATGTTTGGAAATCTTTAACTTGCGAGACCGGACCATGCGGCAGGTGAGACGTCGCGTCAACAGCCCCTGCCCATAGAAAATATTTTTTAGAATCAATGCGATGCTTTGATATTTCGACAATCATCTATTATTAGACAAATATCAGTTTCGGATTTTTATCTGGATAGATATATATCTATATTGAACTATATAATATTATATATTTAATTTTTTGTGTAATTTTTGGAATAAAAAAATAAGAACAATACTTTGCTTTTATCTTGAATATATCAGAAATAAATTCATAGAATTTTGCGAATTCTTGGTGATATAACAAGAACAAACAACAGCATTAGTAGTTAAATTTAGAAAATAAATTGTTTCGGTTTGTTTTTATTTGTAGATCTATACAAATATCAACTGGATGCGATTAAAACAAAGCAGAGTTTCGATTATAGCGTTTTGATGTTAAATTATCATTAATGATGCGACAATCTGCCGTTCGATATGGACGCGACTACACGCAGGATATTCTACAGGCCAATAGAACGGGATATGGGGCGGCTTGGAGACAATTCAGAGCGCCTTTCAAATCCACGTCTTGATTACCTCGGGCAGATTGGGTGGGCATTTGAGGTAACTGTTGGCCCTTCGAAGGTGAGCCGTCGGAAACATGAGGTAGACACGAATGTGCTCTCAATGACCCAGCGGCCTCTTTTGTTTCAATGCGGCCTCTGATGTCACGCCAGGAGTATGCGAGACAGCATACCCTATAGTCATAGCCTTTGTTGGCGTGAAATTCTCCAGAGCGGGATCTGTTTCGCCCCGTCTCCGAACACTCGCACCCACTCGTCTGGCGATAGCGATCGGTCAGGAAACTTCCTGCACTACAATCCGCCCTCAGAATCTTGAGCCAGTTTCCAGAAACAGCAGAATGTGGAAACCAAACTGGTGCGAGCGATAAATGGAATAAGTCGTCAAGTCAGAGCAATGTCCGCTTTAAGTCCCGACATCCTTATTATCGGTGTAGCTAACGTCCATGACGGGGCGTGGAGAAGGGAATGCTACCCCGTCTCTACGCCCCCATGATGCGTCAAAACACACAACTGATTTATAATAAAAACCACAATCCTTCTAAGCTGTGGGTCACTGGTTCGAATCCAGTAGGGCGCGCCAATTCAAGCCGAAAAACTCGGCCCAGCTTTCAAAAATTTCAAATACATATGAACAAAATTGACGCTTCTAAATGGCGCAATTTATTCGCGTTGCGAATATTATAAATTCTATAATAATTCGTGAAACTTCTGGCCAATTGTTGCTGCAACATCTAAAAGCGCCATCGTGTTAAAAAAACACAAACATTTCAAAACGCGAAGCGAAATTAGGAAGTTAAAGTGTCGACAGACTCATGGATTGGCGCAGCTACTGGTGGCGCGTGGAGCACTGCTGGCAATTGGAGCGCCGGGAACGTTCCTGACGGGAATTCTCAGGCAGTAATCGGTTCGGCGAGCGGCACTGCAAACGCCACCGTCTCGGTGCCCAACGGCGCTTCCGCTAACACAATAGAAGTCGATTCAGGTTCTTCCGCGACTATAGTCGGGTCGGTCACTGGCTTGCAGAATGTTCACGCTTATGGCGGAACCATTACATTTGGACCCGGATCATTGTCATCCAACGTAAGCCTGTCGGTAACATCGTCAGGTAAAGCGGTTATCGAGAGCACACGTGATACATTTACGAATATTAGCGCCGCGGGAACGGGTAGCACCATTGAGTTGAGCGGTTTATCTAACTATTCCCTGTCAAACGCGAATTTCAACAACGGCGCAGTGCTTGAGCTGGACAATACGACAATGTCCAGCTTCAGCGGAAACTTCAACAATGGAAGCTCTATAGTATTAAATAACAATTCAAGCATTAGTGTAAGCAATCTGTCGGCGACCGTCACTGTCAACGGCGGTTCAACGCTCACATTGACCGGCAATTACAACGGCGGCGCTTCTGTCGTCATGGGGACCGGTTCGGGAAATACGCTTATTCTCTCAGGGAGCGCCGCGAACAATAATCTGAATATTTCCGGCGTGGAGCTGACGGACAAGATCGGCGTCGCTGGCAAGACTGTGACAAGCGCAACGTACACAAACACGAACGGCTCTGGCACAATAACCCTAAACACAAGCGACGGTTCGAGCGTTACTTATTCAGGCATCAAATTTGCGTCTGACGTGCCCACAGGGACCCAGACGGTGAAGGCGGTGAACGGCGAAGCTGTTATCTGCTTTCTCGCAGACAGCATGATCGCGACAGCCAACGGCGAGGTCGCTGTTCAGGATGTTCGGATTGGCGACAGCCTTGTCGCTTTTGACTGGCGTCGCGGCGAGAACGTCATGCGCAACGTAGTCTGGGTTGGAAAGGCTCGCGCTGTGGTCAAGCCGGGCCTGCCGGATGATGAGGCAGGATATCCCGTCCGTATCGCCAAGGACGCGATCGCGGCGGGCGTTCCCCACAAGGACATGTTGATCACGGCGGAGCATTGCCTGTTTTTCGAAGGGAAGTTCGTGCCCGCGCGCATGCTTGTAAACGGGCGTTCGATTTCTTACGATAAATCCTTCACGTCGTACGATTACTACCATATCGAGACGGCGGACCATTCGGTCATCGTGGCTGACGGTGTCTACACCGAAAGTTACCTCGACACTGGAAACCGCGGCTCCTTCGTCCAGCATGGTCAGGTCGTGCAATTCGGCGCCGCCCGGGCCTTGAATTGGGAAGACCATGGCGGAGCGCCTCTTTGCACTGAGCGGAGCTTCGTCGAACCGATTTTCCACAGTCTCAATGCCCGCGCCGCGCAGATGAATCTCGTCGAGCCCGTCACGTCAAAACGTGTTGTGACCACCGATGCGGACGTGCGCCTGCTTACCGGCAATGGCCAGATCATCCGCCCGATCCGTGAAGAGGGAGACCGCGTCGTCTTCATCCTCCCTTCGGGTCTGGAAAGCGTGCAACTCGTGTCCCGTTTCAGTCGGCCGAGCGACATGGTGGGACCGTTTGTCGACGACCGCCGGAAATTTGGCGTACTGGTCGGGAAAATCAGCTTCTTTGAAGGCTCCGTCGAAGCAGAAATGACCGAGCACCTGACGCAGGTGGAACTGAACGGGTGGAACGGTCTGGAATCTTCTGAAGCTCGCTGGACTTCGGGTGAAGGCCTCATCACGCTGCCGGAGCGCAAGGTAAAAGGTCCCGCAATGCTGAGCGTGCAGGTGCTGACCACGGCGCAGTATATTCTGAAAGATCTACAGGGAACGCGAGCCAATCAAGCTGCTTGATTTTCGGGCGCATTCTGATTGGCATGCGCTGTACATATAGTGTTGGCCCGCCCACCTGGCGGGCCAATGATACTGGTCGTCGCTCCGTTAGAGGCGAGCCAGAAGCGCGCTATTTACTCAAGAAAATCGCGAAGCATAGTCACCAGCTTCTCTCGGTCCCCGATTTCACACTCCCATAGGGTCAGGCTGCGCCATCCCTGATCGCGTAACGCCGCGGCATTGCGTCGATCCCGTTCGATATTTCGTGTAATCTTGCTCCGCCAATATTCGGCGTTGGTTTTGGGCGCCCGCGCGCCACGCTTGCAGTCGTGGCCATGCCAAAAACATCCATGCACAAAAATTACTTTCCGGCGTCCCGCGAAGACGATGTCTGGAGAACCGGGCAGGTCCTTGCGGTGTAACCGATATCGATAACCCAACGAGAAAAGCAGTCTTCTGACGGCAAGCTCCGGCGCTGTATTGGCGGACTTCACGGCACGCATGATGCGCGAACGGTTCGCGTCGGGCGTGATCAC